ATCACTGTCCCGCATAAACAACATCAAGCGAGTAGGGACGGTAATACCCAAAGCATTGGCATCAAGACCACTCAAATAATCGATAAAAGTATTGCGCAGCGTAGCCCAGAGCCCAACCGAACCAGTAGCGGCATCGCCTATAATAGACCCAATCGAATCATTTGCAGCCAAAGAATACTCAAACGCAGTAAGAGCATCCGATGTCATATTCCGTTTCTCCAAACGGAGCATATAACCAATACTTCCTAAGGTAGCCGCAGCGCTTTGAGAAACGATCGTCTGATAACGATCAGTAATGACCTGATGGCCAACCGACTGGAATAACGTTCTAAGAAGTGTACAAAGTATATTGTCCAACATATGGGCACCAGCCATAGCGGAATGACCAATATACACACAGTCGGCATCCGTCACAGAACCAGTGATTTCAGTAGTAGTCACAAAACCATATTGAGTGTAAGGATCAAGTCGCAAACGTTTACCCCGTTTGAAAGAACCACGATAATGACCAGCAGAGAATTCAGCGTGACGAAGCTTACGCTTCGCGCGCCTCACCATAGTCGTGCTAGTCTTAGTTGGCTGTTTAAGATAAGGCTTAACAGCACGACGAACTCTGTTTGAAACAGTATAGGCCTTTTTACCGGCAGTCAAAACCTTACTAGCCCAACGTGCACCGTCATACACGGCCTTAACATAACGTTGACCAGGTTTACTAACTTTAGGCATTCGGAATGAGGTACTTGAAAGTACCTTGAGGAAAGGACACCTCGTAATATTATAGAGGTGTCCCGGCAAAAGGAGGTAGGAAGTATACCCCCTATAAGAAAGGTTTATAAGCCACCTTTTATTAGACATTTACTACCCTGCAACGACGTCTAATAGCCTCGTCAGTAAGAAGTAAAGGATCAGCATTACACGTAAAAACCTTGAAAACCCCTGCGGGGATCCTAGCGCACGAATGCCGGCAATGAATCTGCCTAGGATTATCAAAATCAACAAGCGCAATCTGCGATGTGCGCGGATAATGGTTGAAATCGACATCGTCAAAGATGATCGACTTATGGTACCCGATACGGAAGACCTTGAGCTCGTCAACGTGTGAGACGAAGAGCGCAGGCTTCGGAATATTCTTTTTAGCCCACGTAGTCTTGCCAGTTCCAGTTTCACCCTTCAAAATTAAACACTTACCATCTTCTATGAAATCGTACCGCGCAAGGCGGTCTACGACTACCCCGGGATGATCATCCCCTATAACCGTTGAGAAATCCCCATGCATACGATTCCACGCCCATTGCGCATACTGGAATCCAATTTTAGCCTCACAGCAGTAGGACATCCACTGCTCTTCACTATCATACTCTTCACATAAGGGGCATAAATCCAACGGAGCGGCTCTCGGGATAATCTGAATATCTTCTTCGGACGTGATAAAATCGCCATCCTTCTTGCAATAAGTCTTGCAAGCATCCCAGTTTCTTGGGTCTTGCTTATTGGGATGTTTTCCGATAAAGTCGAGCCAATGAGTTCCATGAGTTTGTTTTCCAACGAACTCAACACAGGCGTGCAAGTGGTAGTTCCCGTCTTGGTGTTGTTCACGGGCGACAACATAACTCGCGACTTGTGCTTTATCTCTAAGGAATTCGAGCAATTCTTCAGGGGAAGCCTGGCATTGGGGGTAGGTAAGAAAGAATCGTTTTCCATTGTAGAAAGAGGGCATGGGAAGTGTGACAGACCCTGTGGTATTAAGTGGCTTAAAATCCCTTAATTAAATTATTTGACCTTATGGTTAGGGGGAATTCGGTGCGACGACGCTTCGCTTCGCGCACCTCACTTGGTTGGGCTGGTAGCTTCTCTGCTGGGCTTCAAGATTGCCCAGACCAAGCCTGGGCAATCTTGGGCTCGCTCACGCGAACCCGCTTCTCTATGCTATACTTATCCTGCTGGGCTGGTAGCTTTTCCTGTTGGGCTGTGTAACATAAGTATAAAAAAATTGAGGTTTATTCATACAAGAATATAACTGGAGTAGGCGGAGTTGTTGGTGGAGTAGGCTGATCTGGCACGTGACTACCAGCACGAGAGAGATCAACCGTAATAGACGTCATGTGGCGCATGTACATACGATAACATCTTTCACAAAATACAAGAGACTTGCAGCGAGATTCGAACACTTGGCCTTCAGATTCCAAGTATACTGCACTAACCATTAGACTATCAGATCGTGTAATAATATATAAAAAATTTAATATATATACCAAACAACATTTATTTATGGAGCGAGATTACTTTGCGTCAAACCAAAAAATGCTCCAACAGACGGAGGATTCTTTTTAAAAGTAATATAACAACCAGTAACACGATTAACTTCATAAGCACAATTAATGACAGTCGCTGCACTGACATTAATAACATCTTCTAAGGCTAAAAGAGTAGATTTCCCAACAATTTTGACTGTCTGGGGTTGAGTAATACCGTTTTCCAAAGTATTGGCACCACGTCTCCAACCCATGCGATCCAAGAACTTCAACAACGGCATCGAGACTTCATACTTAATAAAGTCACTCTTAATGGCACCAGGTTCAAGTCTAACCTTGGCACTAGCGACACAATTGCGCCACATTTTAGGATTGGGAGGTTCGCGATACGTTCCCGAATCTGCTCCAATAAAAAAGCTCGACACACGCTGAGTAATAACTCCAGTGAAATCAGGCATTCTACCCAATACATTAGGCCCATTAGCAGCCCATAGCGGCGACCCAGAGTTAAAAGAATACTTAAGTCCCTGAATAGGATTGTTCGTTACGTCTTCAGCATCATTCGATGCAGAAGCTGCAGCAGTACGGTTCTGAATCTTCAATTCTGACTTAACACGAACATGAAGTTGCATCTGATCAATTCGCAATTCACCTATAAAACGATTGACAACACCCGCGCCATCACTGTCCCGCATAAACAACATCAAGCGAGTAGGGACGGTAATACCCAAAGCATTGGCATCAAGACCACTCAAATAATCGATAAAAGTATTGCGCAGCGTAGCCCAGAGCCCAACCGAA